TATCTGAGTCTGCGAATATCTTGAATGTATATGTAAACGTAGTTGTTGTACTATCACCACTATAACTATTCTTAACTGTAGTTGAGGATATTGTCATATATTAATTCCTTTATTATATTTTAATGGTTGTGTCTATTATTACTTATTTAATTTCTTTTGTTTAACGTCTTCTCTTTTAGCACCTAATAAATCAATCTTTGTAGTTACTTTAGCATCTATTAATTTTTGAACTTCTGGATATTTTCTTAACATATCTTGATATGCAATATCTTTGTATTCATCATATATAACTTTAAGTGCAAGTTCTTTACCTCCAATATTACCATCCTCACCTTCTTGAAGTCTTTTATATCCACTTGAATTTATCTCTTGTTCTAATCTGTCTTTAAGAGTTCTTCCTGAAGTATTTTTTGTTTTACCAATTCTTTCAACCCAATAATTATGAGCTGATTGATTGTTTTGTTTAATTTCAGTTAAATCTACATCGTTTTTTTTAATAGAAGGCTGTCTAAATGGAACTTTAAGTCTAAACAATTCATATCTAATAGGATCATCTTTAACATCTATAGATTTACCAACTAATGCTGGTCCCATAGTTATTCCAGAAACAGATATTATACCATCAGGATTCCAAGTTAATCCAGCTGTAATTTTTTCAATTGGTTCGCCAGTTAATATATCTCTTTTAGGATCTAGAAATACAGAACCTAAAGAAGATCTTTGTATAACAGCATCAAGAAAAGATCTTGTTTCGTAAGATGTTTTTTCAAATTCACCTCTTAATGCTCCAAAAGGAATTGCATTACCAACTATTTTTCCAAATAGAGATTGAATAGTATTGTCAGTTGGATTAGCAAGAGTTTCAAATGTATCAGCAATACCTTTCATGTATGCTTTTCCTAATGTATTTTTATAAATAGAAAGAATTATTCCTAATGTAGCAGCTTCTTTGTCGTAATCATTTATATTATTTATATTTTCTTTTATATCTGCAGCTAAACCAAATATATAAAATCTAGGATCCATTCTGTTATATTGAACATAAGTTACTGATCCATCTTTATTAACCATACCAATTGAATAAGGCTGCCACCCATATTCCATCCATCTTTTTTTAACATCTAAATTTGCTGGACCATTTCCTGTAAGTAAAGGTAAAGTTTTTCCATCTTTAGTTTGGATAGATGACATTGCATAATTTAATGCAAGTAACGCTGAAGAAACTCCAAACATTTGTCTTCCAACAACTTCAGCTCTTGCTCTAGGATCTCCTGAATTCCACATCTCTCTCATTTGTTTTGTGTAAATACCCCATACAGGAATTCTATTTTCTACATGACGCCAAATATTTGTAGGAGTTTTAACAAATGGTGCCATAAATCTTAAACTAGGATGAGCATATAAAAATTTTTGAATACTTGAACCCCAGTCTCCATAAGATCCACCTCTAATATCATTGGTTAAAGTAGATTCTTGAGCATACTTAAGAGCATCTGCAGCTGATGGGTTATTTTTAACATTTGCTCTACCATCTAAATCAAATGCTTCATCCATTATTTTTTTAATGTTTGCTTTTCCTTCTTTAGAAGAAATACTTAAACCTCTTTCCATGGTATTGTTTATAGCGTTTGCATATATTCTTCCTCTGTAATTCATTTGTTTAAATAATTCATCTGATGTAACCATAAGTCTAGAAGGAATATCAATTGCAGCACCAATCCAATCAATAGCTGTTCCAACTTTTCCGTTAAATCCTAAATTTGCACCACTAATTGTTTTAACTGCTTTTCCATTTATAATTTCTAAACTATCTAATGTTCTGTTTTTTGGATCTAGCACAGGATCTGATTGTTTAAATGATAACCACGTTGCTCTCCATGTATCTTTAAAATTATTAAGTAATCCTTGATATTGAGCAAATCCTAATCTTATTGATCTATGATCTTTTCTAACTATTCCACCACCAATCATTTCTAATGGTCTAATTACCATTTCATTTAATGAAGAAAGTATTTGAACTTTTTGTGTTCCAGTTCCTGATAACAAAGAATTTACCATTGCAGTGTTATAAACTTCTACTGCTTTATGAAATTTAGTTTTTGCAACAATATTTAAAACTTCTTGAGGTTTTGCTTTAACAATTTTATTAGCAATAGTTATAGCATCACCTTCATATTCTTTTATGATATTAGCAAATTCTTCAGCATCAAATCTTGTTCCTGATTTACTAACTTTAATATTTCCTGCTTGAGTTGTTCGTGCAGCATTTCTTATTTGATTTTTTAAAGAAACAACTGTACTTCTAATAACATCTCCGTATTTTAAAATTTCTTGTTGAGATTCTTTAGTCCAAAGATTTTTATCTTTACCAAATTTTTTAACATAATTTTGTGAAGCATTAATCATATTTTCAGCTAAGTCTTGAAGGATTACTTTTGAAGCAAGCATCCTAACAACAGCTTGTTCACTTTGAGCTGAAATTTGTGGAAGTATTTTTAATATTTCTTCTTTATCTCTAGCAAGAAGATAAGCAAGTTCTTCTGCAGTTTTATTTGATAATACATCATTCTTTAAAAATGCTCTTTGTTCAGCACTAAATAAATCAGATACGGTATCAATAGTATGAAGAACATGCTCTGAACTGTTAAATGATTTTGTATTTAATATTGATTTAATAAAAGATTCTGAATCTTCTTTTGCTGTTATCTCTCCTATTCTAATTACTTCCTCTAATTTGTTTATATTAATAGCAGGATTACCATCTGCAATTTGTTTTTTAACAATAGGAGCATCTAGATTACCTTTTTCTATTTCTTTAAGAGCTTTACCTGTTTCATTATATACTTTTTGTTTTTCAGTAACGTCAGCTATTCCATTTGCTTTTTTAACAGATTTAATACCAACTAATGTAGCTAATTTTCCTGCACCTGATGCACCAAACGCAACTCCTTTAAATCCTGCACCAACTACAGTTCCTGTAAGCATACCTTCAAGAACGTTTTTTAATCTTCCTTCCCATTCAGTATCTTCAGGATTTGAAGCAAGATAATTAGTAACAACGTTATTAAGAAGAGGGGAGTCAGAAGTAGTTAACCAATTAGATAATCTTTCTTGATTAGGATCCCACACAGTTGCATCTGTAATAATTCCTGCAGTAACTCCTCTTAAAGACCAAAGTCCAAAAGTTCCACCAACTCCAAACATTTTTAAAACTTTATTGGGACCATAGAAACCAGTTATAAATTGAGACATTGATTCTGTAAGATTTCCAGCTAACGTTTTTGGATTATAAAAAACTGGAGCTTTACTATTTTCTGAACTATTTATTTCTTTAAGATCATCTTCATTTACAAATTTTGGAGTAAAATCTTTAAAAGATAAAACTTCTTCTTCACTAAATTTTCTTTTAGCTCCACCAAATACATTTAATGCACTATTTGGAAGAACAGTATCTGTTAAAAAAGTAAGTTGATTATAAGCTCCTTTTGTTATTCCTTGTGCAGATGATAAAGCCATATCTCCTAATGTTCCCCAAAATCCAACACTATCTTTTTCAGGATTCTTGATTAAACCAGGTTGAATAGGTTCTATTCTTTGAAAACTTTCTCTATACTCGTTAAAAAAATTTTCAATTCTTGGATCAAATGTATGTCTTGGTTTTGCTTTTGGTATTGCATTTATAGCTCCTTGATCAACTAAAGCAGGATCAAATTGATTTAATGTCTTTGGAATGTCAGCAGCATCAGCTTTAACTGCCAAATCTTGAAACTGTTTATTTACTTCTTCACTAATAACAGGAGTATCAACTTTTTGTGTTGAAACTGTATTTGTTGTTTCAATCGTTGGCATGTTGTTAATTTTGTAATTTTTTCTTTAGAGCAGGCAATTGATCTAATAAAAATCCATCAATATCTGCATTTCCATTTTTATCTTTATAACCAAACTTCAATGCTTCTTTTACTAATGGATGATCTTTACTAGGATTATTTTGATAATCTTGTTTCATAGAATCTAATTCAGTAAATAAAAAATGATAATTAACTTTATTGTTTTTACTGTAGATAGAATATTTATCTATATTTACTGCTTCGTATTTATTAATAACTTCATTAGCTATGTCTCTTAATTCTGCTTTTTTAGTTGCATTATCTGCATTTGAATTAGCTGATAAATATAAAGAAGATCTTTGTTTATATTCGTCTGTTGCTAAAATTGCTGTTTTTTTATCCTGGTCAGATCTCATAGTTGTTGAAGTAGAAAGTTTATTATAAAAATTTCCTTCAACTCTGTCATTTTGTTCTGTCTCAAATTTAACAACTTCAGCATCATTGTTAGCTTTAAGTTTTAATTCTTCATGACTTCCTCTTTCTTTAAATATTTTTTCTTTGAAACCATTCCACTCTGCTAAATTTTTGTCAGTTATAACTTTTGTTCCATCTGGCTTTGTTAATTTCTCAACTTGATTTACAAGTTTTACAGCTTTGTCATAATCAGAATTAATATCACCAGCTACAGCCATATTAGATATTTTGTTCTTATAAGTTTCTATTACAAGTTTTGTTAAATCTGAATCTTTAATAAATGTTTGTGCATTATTATTTTCATATAGTTGTTTAAATTCATCTACTGGATTATCTGAATTCATAACTCGTGATTTAACATCTGATAAAAATAATGTTGCTTTAGCAGCGTTTACTTTTAATTGTTTATCTATATCTGATAATTTAAATTGAGTTCCATATTCTTCTGCTCTTCTTATAACTTGATCTTTAAATTTATATTGTTCTTGAGGGTTTCCTGCACTTTGTTCATAAGCCGCAACATCTGATGTTTGACCAGTATTATAAATGCTAACAGCTTCTTTTTCTAAAGCATCAAAAGAATTTTTCTTTATTTTAAGAACTCCTTGACCAAACTCTAAATCAAGTTCTTGTTTAAGTTTTTGTCTTACATTTCCGTTTGCAACCTTAGTTAATTCTAATTTTGTATATTCATTAAAATCTTTTGTATAATTTTGTATAGCATCTTCTTCATTATAATTATTTTTTTGTCTTTCAAAGAATGTATCTGTTGTTCCTTTTATTTCGTAATATTTTATTTTTGATTCAACACTGTCTTGTAAATTTTGTTTAGCAACATAAAATTCATTAATTTTTTCAAGACCAGTTGCAATTGAACCTGCAGCTCCACCAGTTAATGGTACTTGAAATTGAGTTTTAATCTCAGGTGATTGAGATGTAAGTTGAGCAGTTGATGTAAATGTTGGTATCTTTGGCATTATTGATTCCTTGATCTGTTTGCTGATTTAGATTGTAATCTTAAATTACTCATAGTGTTATTTCTTGGGTTTCTATCTTTATGATCCACATCTTTACCAAGTAAACTATTTCCATATTTCTTTTTTAACATTCTTCTAGCACCATTTCTTCCAGCTCTATCTTTTTTTTGTTCTTTACTAGAATGATAATTGTCATATTCTTTTTTATAATCTCTTGGCATATTATGATAATAAAGATTGTCCAGTAGGGGATGATCCAAATGAACCTGCGGCTTTAAGCACAGTTCCTATTGCTGCAGATCTTCCTTGTTGTCTAACATATTGTCCCTGTATTCTTGACATGGCAGCTTCATTAGTTTTTGATGCTTGTTGTATTTTAGAATCATAATTTATTACGTTCTTTTCTATTTGTCTTTGAATTTCATTACTATGAAGAACTCTTAATCCAGATCCAGATAAATCTGCACCTGAAGTTAATATTCTTACTTTTGTTTGTGATTGTAATTTATTAAAGTTATCATCAAATCTTTCTAAATCAAATACAGTTTTTTGTGCAATAGCTTCTCTTTCTTGTTCAGCTATTTGTGCATTTCTATTAAAAACTTTTTGATTAAATTTTCCAGCTTCGTCTTGATTTTTTGCTTGTACTAATGATGTTCCAAGAATTAAATATGGTACTGCTTGTGCCATTAGTAAATCCTCGCAAATCTATAATGATCAGATCCATCAAAACCATAATATTTCATTAATCCTTCATTAGTAAATCCTAACCACTTAGCGAATCTTATACCAATGCCAAAGTCAGATCGTACTGCAGTTTGTAATCTTTTAATATTATTAGATGTTGCAAGATAATCTATATTTTGCTTTACAGCTTTTGCAATCGTTATTGGATAGTTCCAAAC